TAGCTTCAGCACGTACCAGCGTGTAGGGAGTTGCTTCCCGTGATTCATATAAGGCTATGCTTTGAGATGAGGCATTTAGATTGATAGTTTCAACTTTTTATTTATTTTTGTGATTGTTATTTGTTAGCTTTTATAGTTACTGATATTAACCCTTTCTTTTTAATCATGTTTAATTACAACTTTTTAGGAGAAGAAATCACAAATGCAACAAAAGGGTTCTGGTTATTAGCAGCGATGCTAGTAATTTCAGTTGTGTATATTATGCACATAAATTCAATCACTTTGTCTTCTCAATCAGGGAAGGCAGAGCGCATTGCAAAATTTGAATCGAAGAAAAGAGGAGGTCGCAAAGCCGAAAAGCGAAAAGCGATTTCATCTCAACAGAGATTTAATCATATTGCGGAATGCAAAAAACATTCTGCTAAAAACAACAACACCAAGAAACAAGTTTCGAATAGGAAATGTCTTGATTCCCAGTCAGGGGAGGAAGAACAATCTAAACGAAATTATTTGAATGAGTTTATTACTTTTTATTTACAGCTCTTCAAATGCTTGTTTATTTTTCTATTTTGGTATGCACTTAGCTTCTTATTTAGCATTATTGTAAGAATTTGCATTGAGGCAGTTAAGAGTCCAAAAATGAAGAAATTAATGGAGGATTTAGGAATTCCAGATTTGGCTAATCCTAATACCACGTATGGATATGTATATTCTCCATGGAAAGAAGCTAAAGATTTTTTATTTGGTTCTATGTCTTCCCAATCAGGAGGTGATCTTGACGAGGAGGATACTGAATATTTTAAAAAATTCTTTGGTAAAGGCAAGAAGTGGCTTGGTGAATTACTTAAATTTATCTCATCGAAAATTGATATCGATTTAGATAAACATTATACCACTCTAGGATATTTACGAGCGTGTAAATTGGTGAAACAATTAAATTTGATTTTTGACATTTTGGTCTCTTTGGAAATTTTGGAAAATTTTTCAATTGAGATCAAGGGATATAAGATCTTTACACCTAGTAAATTAGGAAAGAAAATTAAACCATTTGATTTATTAGATGCGTGTTACGAATTCTGTTCTTTGTTCGTGAAAGCTTGTTGGGCCTTTCCTGAGAAGGGCTTTAAGGCTTTTTACGAGGACGCTATTAATGGCGTTTTTGAAGAAGATTATGCTTATGTCTTATCAAGTTATATCTTGTTTGAGACTGGCAAGAATTGTGACGTCGATGATATTAAAGAATACGATTTACGTTTACAGAGAGCTATTGATGCAGCTACAACTAGCATTAAGGCTAATTCTGAAAAAGCTTATTACACTCCCAAATTGAAGGAGTTGAAGATTTTACAAGCAAAACGTATTGCCTCACAGAAAGATTTTATTAGGATGAAACCTTATGGAATTTTATTGTTTGGCGGATCGTCGGTAGGAAAATCGTCGATAGCAAATGCCGTCACACGATACATTTTAAAAGTCAATAATTTTCGTGCGTCAGCTGATTCTGTTGTAGTTTTGAACGAAGCTGATAAATTTCAGTCTGAATTTCGAACACATCATACAGGAGTTATATTGGATGATTTGTGCAATAGTACTGTGGAAACAACGGAAGGAAATCCGTTATTAAAGGTTATTCAGTTTATTAATAATTCCCCGCAAGCGGCGTTGAATCCAAATGCCGAATTAAAAGGAAATATTATGATTGAGCCAAGAGTCGTGTTAGCTACTACGAATGTAAAAGATTTGAATGCTTTACATTACTCTAATGAACCTTTATCAGTCGCCCGCCGTTTTGATATTACTGTCACACAAACAGTGCGAAAAGAATATCAGTTACCAGATTCCGCTATGCTTGATTCTGCCAAAGTCGAAAGAGCTTTTGCAGGAAACGCGTATCCGGATTTTGCTTTGTTTACATTGGAAAGACCAATTTTGCATTCCGGCAATATTCGTCAGGGAAATAATAAAACACAACGCGTGACTTATGTACCCATAGTATTTAAGGGGAAAGAGATGCGCGAAGTGAGTTTAAAAGAATTTTTGGAATTTTTGAAAGAAAACACTGCGAAACATTTTAGAGAACAACGTAGTTTTGTTAAGACTCAGCGTGATAACGTTGATATTCAATTGGACGATGAAGGTTTTCCTCTTGATATTAATAGGACTGACGAAGTTCTTGATTCTGAATTTGGTATTCTTGATAATGTTTTTCAAAAGTATTATGATTTGGAAACATTAATTTTCAGAAAGATCAGTGAGTTGGTATTCGTCATTTTAAGTACTAGGATATGTCGTAATTGGATTATTAGTAAGTATTGCATTGGTATCTGTGTTAAAGCAGTCTTTGTATATACAATCTGTTTAATGTGTGTTACGCATCATCCGAGAATATATATTGTACTTATATTGACTATTCAGATTCAACAATGGTTACTTTATAGAGCATTGTGTTATGTTATTAAATACAAAATACAGCGTATGAAGAAACCTAGTGACTATCTGAAAGAAATGACAATGCTCGATAGAGCTAGATTCATTTCTATGCTTGGTGGAATTACCGCTATGTCGATGATTGGTTCTGTTATTAAGTTAATTTATGACATGCTAACATCAGAAGCAGCAGAATTTATGCGACCCAGTGTAGATATTACTGAAAAGAAGAAGGAGAATTTAGCCACGGAATTTTGGGATGAACATTCGCGTTATAAGCGATTTACATTTAACCCAAGAATTTCAGGCTTTGCTCGTTGTACTACACCAGACCAATTAACTGGAATGGTGAGTAGGAGGATTATGATGATCCACATTAAATTGAAGAATGGCAAGACAAGATTTTGTAATTGTTTACCAATTCGAGGTAATATGGCATTAATTCCTTCTCATGTAGTACCTGATTATAACGCGGAAGCATTGATTACGAAACCGGGAGCTAATCCTAAGAACGTGAGTATATCGATGCAATCTTGTTACAGGATACCTAAAACAGATATTTGTGTATGGTATGTTCCTGAGCTAGGTGATCAACGTGATTTAACAGCTTATTTTCCAGGAGATATTGCACATGGCAAGCAAGTTGTTGGTGATATGGTGTACAATGATCAAGGTGAAATTAAAATTTACCGAAAGTTATTAGGTACACGTACTACCAATAGGACCACGCTAGGTGGATCATTTGAATCACTTAGTTATTATTTTCCAGAACAGACTTTTCAAGGTCTGTGTATGGCAACATTTATTGGTCGTGATAACAAGGACATGCCGTTTATTGGTGGATTCCATTTAGGTGGGAAAAACCATACTGCGGCAGCAGGTTTTATTACACGCGATCAGGTTTTGGATGCGATTGATAATATTGCGAAGAAGCCTTCAATATTGCCATCACATGCTGGACAATCTTTTGAAACTAAAATCGGAGATATTGATGTTGGACCATTGCAGGAACCGCATGAATTGTGCGTAACTAGAAATTTAGATAGTG